GACCTAGTGGTTGTGGCAAGCTCAATCTAACGTCAAAATTATTAACGCTTCCTTGGCTATTAGAAACTTCCACGGGAGTATTATCTAAATAAATTCCTTGCATCACATGATCATTTGTCACGTTAGCTCCTTCATTATTTACAATGCTATGAATTGGCCCATCGCAAATTAAGTCTACAATTTCAATAGTACTATAAGATGCTGTAATATCAAAATTCCCCAATTGAGGTGCTCTTAGAGTTCCTGGTAGAATTTTTTGTCTGGGAGGACTAAATGAAGCTCCAGCAAAAGTAGTTTTTTTAATAAAATGCTTCATGTTATTTTTCCCTAGAAATAGCTTTATGCACATTTGACTTAAAGCCTCCAACTGCTCCAGCAGTTAAGCTCTCAATTGTGCGATTAGATACTGGAAAAGATTTAACAGTAGTTTGAACAACATTCGATCCTATTCTTAATCTGCCATAACCAATTGGTACTGGACCTCCTTGTTGTGTTAAATTAGCTTTACTAGAAAATAAGAAAGATTCTTTCATTCCAGATGTAAAATAAGTTTGAGGTTTTGGAGTGCTTGGTTTTGGCTGTAAAGCTACCATAATTGCTAATCCAATTAAAGCAACGCCCAAACTAAATTGTCCAAATAGCATCGCAGCAACGCCAGCAAGACCCAAACCTACTGCTGCTCCTTTGCTGCCAGCACCGCAAATTGCTGGAACAATGTCAATAGTTTCTGGAGAGTTATTCATTTCTAATTCTAAACAGGTTTTAACATCTTTTCCATTCACAATCACAGCATAATGAACTCCTTCTTTTGCTAAATCTACAATTCTATTAATAAAATTATTTCTATTAGCATCAATAGCTTTAAAAACTTCTGTAGCTTTTCTAATTTTCATTTTAAAAGAACTTCCAAATTCTTTAGCTAAAGCTCCATGTAAATTAATAGTAGTCATAAAAAATTTTCCTTGAACCTTGAAACTAAGTTTACATCATATTCTTTATTTTGTGGCTCATAAAAGTTAAATTTACGCGAATTAAGTGAAAAAATCATAAATGGAACGCAGCAATTTTCTGCCATTTTAATGTCAAATGGAGAGGCTTTCTCATCTCCGCTAACATGACTATGAAAAATTGCAATGATTTTATAAGATTGTTTGAATTTTAAATATCGAGCTGGGCTGATGCAAAAAAAGTTTCTAGGATCTGGCGAGATGTTATTTTCAAAACTTAAATAATAAAGATTTTCTTCTTGAGAATAACCAATTAAGGCGCAAATTTCTATAGAAGAATGGTTATCAGCAGTAGATTCTAAACATCTAAGAATATCTGATATTCTAGAATATGATGCTATTTTATTGTCCATATTTATCTGTTCCTGGAAATCCTCCAAATGGAATTGGTTTTTGCGGAGTTGGAATAGAGTAATCACTAAAATTAATAACTGCTATTGAGATTTGTTTTCCTGTTACTAAGCCCACATAACCACTTCCAGTTAGTTGTAAATTATAGATTTCACCATCTCCATTTCGTCCAGTTGCGCTTGGAAGGATGCCGTTTTGAATATCTAAGTTAGAGTCCCACCAAGCAAATAAATTATTTTTTAAAGTATCTTTAAACTTCAAAGAATTAAACTCGTAAAATTCTTCTACTTCAGCAGTATTATTTCTGCCAAAACTTGCATAACGAGGATCGCTGTCTCCATTTGATGCAGTTTCCCAAACTGCCATAGAACCCCATCTAATGGGAGAAGTATAAACTAATCCTTGCGGATAGTCTTGCCACTCATTAATGCCAAAACTTAAATTTCCAATACCATCTTGTTTAGTAGGATCTTTGAATAAAAAATATTCTCCGCTAAAATTAGTTCCCGTATTCTTTTGCTCTAAATAATATTCGCAAAGAGTATCGTTCCTTTCGTCAGCAAGTCTAATTCTACCAAGAGGAGCGCCTGTTGAGTGACCGTTAAGTTGGTAATTTTCTAAAAATGTGCATCTTCTTCCATTATATAGTAAATTATATGCGCTGCCAGTTATAGATCTATGAATAATAGTACTAACTGGAGAAACTCCAGATACTGAAACTACTGCAAAATCACAAACTAAATCTGATCCATTGAGATAAACATTAAATCCACTATATTGACAGCCAGTTTTAATATTATGTACTAAATTAATTTTTTTAACGTCGATGGAATTATTTGGAAATTCCGTCCACATTCCAATCAAAAAGCCTTCTTGTTGATGAATTTTTCCTGTTGTAAAATCATAATTAATCAAACCTCTATTACGACGATAGTCTAAGATTTCAATTTGATCTAACGTAGGAATTCCATTGCCTCCAATTCCACTGATAGAGACTCCACTCATGCTGGTAAAAGATTCTATTAAATTGAATCGTCCAGTAGCAAGTCCATCCACAGTCTCAGACACTGTACGATCAGTCACAGCTCCAGCAGTATCTGTTATAGAAATTTTAACACTTGTTCCGAATTTATTATCTCTATAAACATTATAAACATTGATTCTATCAATATTAACATTATTGAATTTATCAATTGTCCCAGTAAAATCATTAAGATAAAATACTCCAGTAGCAGGAGCTGTAGCGCTCCAGTAAGTAGCGTATGGATTAGACTCAACGCTAATATTATTATCAGCATTACCATCAACAGCACTTGAGAATGGATGGTAAGGATTTAATTGTTCATCTGGAAATCCAGAAACACGATCCCATACAGCAGCTACATTATTACTAGGATTCCTATAAAGATCAGAAAAATCAATATAATTTCTATTAAATGTTATAAACGCGCTTTTTGAAGTGGCACCGTTATCATTACCAAATCTTTTTCGACACGCACTTAATTTTTTACTACAACCATCTTTGAGCCAAAATCCATTTGTTCCATATGGTTTATTTTCAAGACTAGATGTATGTTGAGTTTTACAAAAAAACCAGTCTTTATAATCAAGTTGTTTATTATCATACTCTTCAATAATTTTAACTCCACTATTTGTAATACAAGCTACAGCTCCAGAGGTATAAAGCACTCCAATCGTCCATTCTTTTTGATTTGGGCCTGTTTGATTATAAAATGCCCAGTTTTCTCTATCTGGAGAAGTAACATCGATGGGTTGTAAATCCTCAGTTTCAATTGGTATTCCTAGATAATTACATCCAGCGCCCCTGTATCTCCATGGACAATATCTAGATAATATTAACCTATTAGTTAAGTCAAAACCCTCCACATCTAAAGGACTTGTTAATTCAAATTCCACAAAACTTTTATTTTCAGCAGTCTTTTGACTAAAAAGAAAAGTATCATTGCTTAATTCAGCTGAAGAATCAGCTTCTCCCCATGGATTTCCTCCATCAAAATTTTTATCATCAAGATATTTTACAAAAGTTCTTTTACGAATAAGTTTAGCGTGTAAAAAATCATTATTTTGAGTCAATAATTTTGTAACAAAATAATCTTTATTAGCAACGCGAATTTTTGGACGAGGAACTTGACCATTACCATTAATTTCAAAACCTTCAGTTTCTACTGGAATAGCAGAGTATGGCAACCCCTGCCACATAATATCTTCTCCAAATAATGATCCTCCATGAAATGAAACGTATAGTCCAGGAGAATCAACTGTATTGAAATATAATCGAAATAACTCTACAATAGCTGTTGGTTGCAAATCTAGTAGATTTCTCGCTATTTTATCTTGTCCTTTTCCCATGATGTATTTTACACTGTTAAACTATAATAAATATTATTTATGAATTTTAAATTAATAAATGAATTTGATAACGAGCTATATTGCACTCTAGACGAGTTTTTTAAAAAATCAAAACCCATTAACTTTTGTTCTCATTCTTCTCCTAATATTAGAAATAAAAAAATAAAAGATTACATAAAATTTCTAGAAAAAACTGAAACAAAATATTTAATAGAATTAAATAGAGGCGAACAGATTTTTATTTGTTTTGAAAAAATGAGTGATCATGTCAAAGTATTTTTTGGAATGAATATTTCAGTTCCACAAAAAGATGTGAATAGAGTTTTAAATAAATTTTATTCTTTTCTTTTCCAACAAAATCCAGAGTGCAAATACATTTATAGCGGCATTACTCGCAAATTTAAATTAAAACAATATCTTTCGTGGATTAAACGTTATGTAAAATCGTGTAAACTAGTTGTTGACAACGATAAAATTGCAGTGTATTGGTATAAATAATATGTTGAATAAAAATAAATTTGATTCAAGCGGGGCAGCTTTAGAAATGGGACAGAATGCTGAGAACTGTTTCTCTTCTTGTGCTCAAAAAAATGGATTTCAAGTTGCAAAAGCATCCTTTAATGATGAAATGAATCACATAGACTTTCATCTAAAGTCTGAAAAAGGATTAGAAATTTCTGTTGATGTTAAAAGTAGAAAAAAAATCAATCGTTCAGATAGTTCAGTCAACGATGATTTGATTTGGATTGAATTTAAAAACGTGCAGGGTCGCAATGGATGGTTATACGGCAAAGCTGATTTCATTTGCTTTGAACGCGAAAGCGATTTCATCATGGTGAATCGACAGTCTTTAGCAAAACTCTCTGAA